GTATTGGGCATACATTCCCTGACGCCAATGTCAGCAGCAAACAAGATGGTGAAGAAGGTCACCCTTTCCTTGCGGTATCTAGGTACCTTGGGGAACGGATGATGCACCAGCTTGCCAAGGACCTTCTTAGGTCTTCTGGGGACTACACAGTGATCGATGTCGGCTCTAATCCAGCCCGCACCGATGCTATTAAGACGTTGCGTAAAGGCAGTGTCCATGTGTCAGTTCCCCAGGTGCTCTCCAATGATCGATTTAGGGCGAAGAGTGCAGAGGACAGTCGTAGGCTTAACACCTGCTACCACACTATGCAAGAGGAGACATGTGGACCATTCGACCTGGCCATATCAACCCATACTTTGTACTACATCGGCGCACAGGATGTCGCCAACTTTCTTGAGAACCAAGTTAGGACGCGAACCATCTTGTCCGTTCATCATTATTTTCCTTCCGAGCATGGCGAGTTCAAATACGGTCCCCCAGACTCTTGTCTGGTGGACGGTTCGTACAACGTGGAGGACGGCCATGTTGTGATGTGGACACACCCAAACGTGCCACCAAACCAACCTAGTTACTCCCACCCTTTGCAACTGTATTTACAATCGGAACGAACCCCTGTCCGACAGGGAACTCTTGTTACAACACTCGAGGGAACTTTCGGCGCCGTTTCCGTTTGTAAAATCACTCTTGTTAAGGAGGAGTTCACACCACCCTATTTTCGTGGTCAGATTCATTCTGAAGTCGGACCATTTAGTAGGACTACGGAGGTTGCTCTACAAAGCATGGTTTCCGAGGAAGCAGTGGGTCGAATCGCTGCAGTTCACGTGTTTGCTAAACGTGCAAACCTACGTGACTATGTGACGTTGGGCCGACGTGAGGCACAACGTATGAACATTCCCGGAAAGGATAGGCCAGAGTGGATAGCGCAGAACGCTGCCGCCGCTTTTACACGTGTTGAGGAAACATCTGCTATACTGAACTATATGCGGACTAAAGCCCCAGCTATTAAAAAGTACAATGACCGAGTAGAGAACGTTTTGAAACCACGAACGAACCGCCGACGTTACCTCGTCGCCGTACCTGCCATACTGTTTGCGCTCCTACTTGTTGTTTTAGTGATTTACAACAAGTGGCGGCCTGCTTTTCTTTTGTTATTGGCGATGCTGACGCTCGTCGCGGTAGCACTGAAATTCAGGCGCGAGTTGCTCGACTGGACTGAACGACAAGACGCCATTGACTGGGTTGCTTCTGCTAAGGCTAAACAACCAATGTCAGTGGTTCGACCGATAAAGAGGCGAGTTGCTCTCCCTCCCAACGGCGTCTTGAAGGACATCAACCCAAGTCGAAAGTACATGAAAGTCAAGGACACAACCAGGGATCTTAACAAGGAAACTACAGATTCTCTCGAACTGGTTGGTCTCTCAACGACCCATGTACCCACCATATTTCCTGACACACAGGAATGTGAAATCGCCGCTTTGAATGCCAGGACTTTCTTGGAGACCCCCACGGTCGACTACGAATATTTCTGTGAATGTGCACAGAAATTCCTGACTTCACAATTCGTTCAAGACGTAACTCACGCTTATGAACGCCCCATCGACTACGAGTCGTTATTTGATCGTTGGTTGTTGAAACACCCTGAACACATGCGCCCCAAACTCCGCTCCGCAAGGACAGAGGCTGAGGCAACTGGTTTGGAGTATGGAGACTTCCACCGCGCTTCTTTTACTAAGAAAGAGAAGACACAAGCCACTGCCACCGTACTTGGCACTGATCCTGCTAACCCGAGATTGATTCAAGGGAACAACAGGAACGGGAAGATGAAGGCAACTTGTGGTCCAGTTTTTTGGGACTTGCAGCAACAGATATTTTCACCAACTGTTGAGTTTGAGAAGGTTTGCTTTGGACCGATGAAGACGTCTGAACAACTTGGATACAAGTTCGACGAGTGGTACGAGTTGATGGATGCGTTCTTTTTGAGTGACTTAAGCAAATATGATGGATGCTTCAAAGATCATATGTTTGAGTTAATGGAGTTATTTCTTGAAGCAATTGGCGTGGATGAGGAGGTTATAGCCGCCGAAATGGCAGCCGGCACTCATGGCCAAACACCCAATGGCGTCGTCTACAAAGCAGAGGAGCGATCTTTGTGCTCTGGCGACGATGCCACTTCGTTCTTTGGTTCCATTGGTAACTGGTTTCTCATTTGGTCGTTCCTAGAACCGCTTGGAATCCTATACCGTGCCTTCATAGCCGGTGACGACTCACTCGTGTTGTTCATGCCTGATGAGAGGTATGCATTCGAGTGGCTTGTCACGGCCTTTGAGGACCACTGTCGTCGTCTTGGTTTTGTTACGAAAACCAGGATAACCCTAAACCCCTGGGAAGCAGACTTTTGTTCCAAACTGTTCTGGCCATGTTTAGGCACGCCGTCCCACGTCCTTGGACCCCTACCAGGTCGACAACTTGGTAAAGCTCCTTGGTCGATAATCAATCAAACTGAGGCCAATTTTCGGGGCACCATGATGGGGCTCTCGAAAGACGCCGCACATGTCCCATTCCTAAATTCATACGTGTCTCGTATGATAACTCTAACCCATGGTGAGAAATCGGTTCGAGGTAAGAAGCATGCACATTTGATTGAGGCCTCTGAGGCTCATGAACCTAGTGAGGAGACATATCACTGGGTGGCTAACAGGTACGACTTGGTAGTTGATGACGAGATTGAGTTCATTGACTTCCTTGGTACGATTGATTCCGTACCCTGCCTTGTCACAAATGACATCATGATAAAGCTGATAGAGAGGGATTTGCAAGAGTAAGCGTTTCCCGACCCGAAATGTCATTTAAACTTGTCCGGAAGTGGCGCTCCGTGTATGCAGCTGGGCGTGCGTTGTGGCACGCCCCATTGAAGTAAATTAATTAGTTCCCATAAACCTAAAATTTCAATGACTCCGAGTGTGAAGAAGCCGACGAAACCCGTCCCTTCCAAACCCAAAAAGAAGATACCTTTTAACCCTGCACCACTCCTTGGTGCAGTCTGTGGAATCGCAGACCCGTTCTGTCATCATGCAGATGGGGTTAATGACCCTCTTGGTTCTGATTCTTACGTTGTGCCATTCTCGTTTCACGGTGTGTTACCCCTCACTGCTGGAGCCGCTGGCTCAACAACCGCCATCATCCGCGCAGGAATCAGTTCCAATTGTTCCGGAGGAGATAATGCCTCCGCAACAGTAAGTACCATGAACTCTTACTTCAACTCTTTTGGTACTTTTCCGACTATCTTTAAACAGATACGTTGCGTGTCCGCAGGCATTCGTTGGTACGATGTCGGCGCCTCTACTGGCCAAGGTGGTCATGTCACCGTCATTCCCATTGATGATGACACGTCCGTCATTGGAGCTGGAGCGATCAATCTCGTCAACCTCACCCAGTCTCCTGGAGCGGTAGTCACTGATCGACGTAAACCGGGC